CCATCAGAATAACGACCAAGGGCATCACTAGACCCACAGTGATTGCATGGTTCATGACGAACAAACTCACTGTCGGTGTCAATCATTTGCGACCCTGTCCCCGGTAGGGTTTAGCGCCTTTGGGTGGGCGCCGGCTTTTCTTTTTCTTACTGACAAAGACCTTGCCAGACAAGCTTTTTTTGAAGGCTTTCATTCAAACCAATCAATGGGAATGTTGTGGGCAGCACACCAAAGAAACCCATGCTTTTCCGCCCACATGGAGTAGGTGGTTTTGGATTGTTTGGTGATGGTGTTGTGAGGAGCCTGGAAGACCAAGCGGATGTCAGCTTCTGGATGCTGCTTCTTTACGGCAAGCATCTTTCGTCTGTCTTCTGGTTTGAACCAGCCCTTGGCCTCCAGCATCACCCCGTTTGGCAGAATAAAATCTGGTGTATAAACGGCAGATAAGGTGTAATCTAACTTAACAGTTTCATACTCAAAAGATAGATCGTTTTGAGATAACCACTTACCAAGCCGTTCTTCGAGACGAGAACGAAACTTCGGCATTTATAAGGATCTTATTGGATCTTATCAATCTATTTAGAACGGAAGGTCGTCGTCGATACTGGTGGAACCAAGCGCGTCCTCATTTGGTTCAAACGATGGAGAACTTGACTTGAAACCATCTGTAGTACCAAAAATGCCAGCCACGTCCTCAGCACTAAGCTCACCACTATCAGACCCACCAGGGCCGACCAGTTTGATAACTTGAGCACCTCGGACTTTGAAGGAAAGGCCAATTTTGGTAGCCATGGTATAGGGTTTGAGGTCAACGATGAGCCTCACGTTGGTCCCCTTCCAGATAGGGGTATCAGGGTCGATAGGCTGACCGTCGGTATCCACCCAGGGGAACATGGGGTTGTTGCTTTCACCGCCGTAGCTGTACTTGAAAGCACCCTCGTCGTCCCACTTGGGCAGTTCTTCGGTGCTGCGCTTACCAGCAAGGCGGTTCTTACCCCATGCCATAGCACGCTCATAGACCTCGTCAAACTTGCCCATGTCTTCCTTGCTCAGGCGAGCAGAAAAGCAGCAGTTGTTGAACTTGCCAGCGGGCTTTAAGGCGTTGACGTAGCCCTCAAGGGTGGTGGAAATTGTGAAACGTTCAGACATGCGTCAGAAGGTGAGTGAGTTCAGCGGTGGTGGAAATTAGGTTGTGGTCCGAGACAAGCTCGTACAACTCCTCCATACTATCGTCAATTGACGGATCAAACAAGGTGTGGGCGTAAAGGACCTCATTCATGGTGAGGTCATACTGTTCCATGATCTGATGGATCCGATCAACGGAAATCATCATCCACATGGTTCTTCCTCATCCTCGAACACGCCCTTAGTAAGTGCGTCCCACGTTGCGTCGTAGGCTTCAAGACACTCCACAACGTCTTCCCCAGCTTCCGCAGAATAAAGGAAAGAGGCTTGTGAAAATTCCTTGACAAGGTAGATAAAGAAATCAGAGTACTCGTCGCCGGAGTAACCAAGGCTAACCTCGTGTTCAAATTCTTCCCGAAGGTTTTCAATAATAGACTCACGGACACCGAAGTGTTCCGCAAGTAGTTCTAGGCCGTAATCGGTCATTAACAGAAGAAGTAAGCGGAGTTTTGGACATCATTGATGTCGAGGGTGTTGATCATGACTGACTCATCAAACTCCATACCAAGCTGCTCTGCCCAGTTCTTGAGCACAGGCTTGGAATAGATCTCAACGAACTTGTCACGGATAGCAGCAGCCATACCGTCCATGTCACAGGAACGACCCAACACACAGTCATGGATGACAGTAAAGGGGCGGTCCCACTCAGCAAAGACCAGATGGAGCAGAGCTGCATCAAGCGAATGCACAAGGTTAGGACTAGCTGCTGTGGATGCTTTCTTCAAATCCACCTGGCGTTCTTCAAATGGTTTGAGAAGATGAGTTTGAACACGTTGACCAAGAAGTTTGGTGTTGACACGTTCACAGTCATTCTTCCGATAGATCTGAACGACAGGGAAATCAGAAGGAGTCATCCATTGAACTTGGGTGTTGCCTTGCTTGATGTAGTCACCTGCTGTCTTCTGGATAAACTCCATTGACTTACAGGGACCAGCAAAGACCTCTCTGACCGCATAACGATAGATGGCTTTAACAATGGCTTGCAGTTCCCCAGGCTCAAGTTCGACACCTTTGAGTTCATGACGGATGTACTCACGAGCGGAGTTCTCCGTCACTCCATAGGGTGTCGTCATTACTGTTCGTTTGCAAGTTTTCCTCGTAATTTCTTTATGAAGTTTTTGAGGAAGGATTTCCTTGGCTTTGGCGGCAACAATGGCATACCCGTCAGACGGTTTCTCTGTGGGGACAACGTTGACCATTTCTGCTGCTGTCTTGTCGAGCGCAAGCGCTGAGAGATGTTGGAGACCAGAGCAGGTAGCATCGACACTGACAGGAAGACCAGAAGTTGTTTTTGTTTTGAGGATGACACACTCATAAAACTCAATAGCAGCAGCTAAGAAACACCAGGGTTCTTCGACAGAAGACCACTCATTGATAGTTCCTTTTGGATCAGAAGCAACCAAAGAAATAAAGTTATGGTTGTCTCTTGCCCATTCAATTCTATCTTTGAGTGGAGCTTTATCAAGACCATAAGTAGTAGCTACTTGAAAAGACAACCACCACTCATTTACTGGTCCTTCTTCTTTAAAAAGAAATAGACTCTTCTCAAAGTCTGTGCCTTGAGGACTGAGGCTTGTGGGTATTGGATAAACCCTTCCTCTAAAATCAAAACTCCAGGGAATCCAAAAGGTGTCGTCTTTGTATTTGTTAGAAACAAACAAACACTCAGTCGTTCGATAGTTCTTCTGCGCCAGAGCAGCATTGTTATCTTCGATCTCAGTACGAGCCCGTCGATACTCAAGCTTTGCTTCTTCGGAGGCTGTCTCCCAAGGGTCTGGCTTTGGCGGTGGAGGCGTTGGCTCCTCAGCACGGAACTTACCCACACTGATGCGGTGTTCCTGGCAGAAGTTGGCTACGTCCAAGACTTTGTGGTTGAGCTTGTACGGCACCTGTTGCAACCGGTTGAGCATGGTGATGGCCTTGCCTCCCGGTATCACGGAGCACCCTCCGTAATTCCTGGTCCTGACTAGCTGGCTGTGCTTCCGCAGTTCGTTGGTCAGATACCCCCCTTTGTGGTCGGCTGTCCAATGGTTGGGTTCACACAGCATGGGCCACAGCAAAGCAGAGAGGCTCTCAGCCTGCGCTAGAAGCGCCTCCTTGGCCTTTAGAAACTCGTTTGAGTAGGTGAGTATCGTTTGGGTCTTTCCAGGGGCCTTATGGACGATCCTGGAGCCCACCCATCCTGTGGAGTGAGCAAGGCGATCAACCAACCACCCACCAACGAGGTGCTTCACAGCACTAGACCAGCTCAAAGGAGCCACGCTGTTCTTGCGCATGGCTGCGCGGAAGCGTTGAACCTTGTACATGTACCCTTTGTGGGCATGGATGTGGAGCTGAGCAACATCAAAAAGGTCCTTGTGCTTAGCCTCGAACTGATCAAGCATGATCTGATCCATGACCAAACGACCAATGTGCGCTGAGACGTTGGCATACGTCACACGATCCATTGACCTAGACCCAAGAACATCCAACACCCCCTTGGCTGTAATCAAAGCAAGGATTGCTGGATCACAATCTTTAATGGGTGCTACTGCCTGTGCCTTGTCACTGACCCAACCTTGACTGATACGTTGAAGACGATCACGAATCTCATCAGTCAGACTGCCAAGCCCTTGTTTGATAAAGGCATTGCCATAGACAGTGGAGCTGGCATAGCTTCGTTCCTCTGCTATTCGTGTGCGTTCCCGAAGGCGACGTACTGCTTCTGATCGAGCATCAAACTCTCGCTGGAGTTGTCGGGCGAGTTGCTCCTGTGTTGCCATCAATCCTCGCTTGGCTTGTCGTTGTTGATGATGCTGTGTCGAGCTTTACGAATCACAATAATGTTACTAATCATTGTGATCAAAGCCTGTGTTAAGTCTATCTCTTCCTCACTTCCATCGAGACCAAGCTGTGCTCTGAGTAGTTGGTCTGCTTCTCCATCATCACAGGAGGGGTCCATGATGTCGGCATGGGCATTAACACTACCAACCAAATCGGTACACCTATCGACAGCCATATGCTGCAAAGTGTAAAGAAGGTCATCGTATTCGTCAGCTTTCGGTGTTGGAAATGGCATAACGTCCTCTGCGTACTTTATTCATTGAAGTGATAGCTAATAGCATTGCTAACTGTCGCTTTCCAAGAAAGGAATACTGACGCAGTTTGTGACGTTTGGCTAACGTCCTCATTTGTCGCCAAGTAAGACAATCCTCAAGGATTGCAGCAAGTTCATCTACGGTGTGGTCCATTGTGGAGTGAGAACAACGTTAATTGAAAGAAGATCAACCTCTGGATATAACTCAGCTAATTGCTGAATGACATGTGTCTTGTTATACCCATAAAAGCAAATCTCACGGTGATCGGGCAGAACAACAGTCCATGACTCAATCTTGCCCACCTCTTTTCCTCTTTGATTTAAGACCAAGACAATACTCAAGATGTGCCTCTTGAATCATGCGCTTGACCGCAAGCACGTTTGGATTGTCAGTCAAAGCAGCAGCACGAAACACTTCAACAATGAAGGTACGCTCAGCATTGCTAAGTGACGTGGTCCCAAGTGCTTCAATCTTGATAAGTAAGTCCTCAACAGTAATCATCGGATTGAATAGGGCAAACGATAGGGTCGGTTATTCCCAACTGCCTTCTGCGATCCGGTGCCGGATTTCTTTTTCGAGGAGTTGGAAGGTTTGGATGAAGTAGCCGAGCTTGTAGGCTTCAGACTTGCCGGGGTTGTCAAATACTCGATATGCATCGTGGATCAGGCGAAGGGCAAGGGTTGTGTTGCGCTCCAAGATCTTTGGATCAATCCTGGCAGCGTCAGCATCAGGCCAAACAGTCATT